TATTTTTTCCACTACCATTACGATTTCCCTTACCTTTATTTGTTCCACTACCATTACGATTTCCCTTACCGCCACTGCCACCGCCACCGCTTCCGGTAGGAGAACCAGGAGGAGGAAAGGGGCCATCGGGTAAAAAATCTAATAAGCCTGCAGAAGTGTTCTCACTTATCTGTTTAAGTTCTTTTAAAATGTCTTCTAGTAGTTCAACTTTTTTGTTGTCTAAAGATTCTCTATCAATACCAGATCTGAAAACTTTGCCTCCCTGTGCATTTTCTTCATTTTTAGAGGATATTTTTTGTACAGAAGTTTTTTGTGCAGAAGCTTCAGATTCCGATGATATCGACTCGACAACTGCTCTTTGTGCAGAACCTTTATCACCAGCTTCAATCTCTGATTTAACTTGATCTTTTAATTTACTTAAAGTGTCTTTAGAGCCTCCGTCCAAACCAAACAGTTTTTCAGCCGAAAATGCACTTGACGCCTTTTCAGTTCTAAGATCAACATTAAATAATTTTTGAAATATAGCGCCCCCGATTGATTGACGACCAAGTTGCTTGCTTAAATTTTCTTGTACTTGATTTAGATTTAGTGCCTTATCAACTTTATTTGGATTGTCTGAAGAAAGTTTTATTCTCTCTATCTGTTTAATGGCTTCTCTAATTGCCATCACACTAGCTTCCCCAGATTTTTCTTGAGCCGCTGCCATAATTTCTATTAATTTTTTAAATTCTTTTTCAGTTTCTATATTTTCTTGTAATACTTCTTGCGCTGCTAAAGTATTTTTTTCAATAGTCTGCATTAAATTACTTGACGCAATAGATATAGCATTTTTATTAGTCTGAGATTTGTCAAAGTTTACAGGCGCTATTGCTTTTTTTATAGTTTCAGCTATAAATTGAGCCCCTTCTTTAGAAAAACGATTTTTGTTTTCAGTGTCTATGACATTAGCACCGCTGAAACCTTCGTCACCTATATTTCTACCTGTAAATTTAAGCATTATTGTTTACTCTGTTGTTTCTCTGCTTTCTTTTTTAAATGTGTTATTAGCATACCAACATAAACTTCTCTTTCCCAAGGCATCATATTCTCCAATTCTGTCAAACTATAATGATGTTCTTGCATTAACAAAAAATTCGTCTTGTAATAATTTTCAAGCGAATCCTGAGAAAGAGTTAGCCGAAAAAATGATCGTAACCATTTATTAATATTTCATTTTTAGTGCCACATTCTGTGCATTCATAATCTACTTTATGCAATAGTGTTGGTATATTTTGAAAAAACTCTGCTGATTCGTTCAATACACTCAAAGGTAAATTTGATACAAATTCTAGCATTTCCTCAATCGTCTCTTCTTCTGGTGTTACGATTTCTTCATCTTGATAAATGTAAGATATTGAATTTAATAGTAATTCAATATCGTCTAATTGATCTTTTTTAATTTGAACTTCTGCTGATGGATACTTTAACACAATACCTGTCGTTTCAGAAAGTTCTATTTTTTTCTCAGATGTTTCGTAATCTCCTACAATTTCAAAGTCAGATAAATTCATATCATAGTTAATTTTATTTTCACACTTGCCACAACTCAAAATAAAAGACTGTGTGTCTCCAATAGATTTAGAGCGCAAGCGTATGAATATCCATTGTATTTGATACATTGCCAAATCTTTAGAATTTAATTCACCAAAAGAACAATTTTCTATAACTTGACAACATGCAGAATACATGTCTTCTATTATTTCTGATGCTGCTGCCAGTGTTAAAATCTTATTTTCTTTTACTAGAAAAGGTCTAAATTTAATCTTTTCTTTTATTCCTGGTACTTTTAATTCAAAAGTTGGTACATCAATTATTGGTAGTGCCATTACAATCTCCAAAAAAACATATTATCTATTAGGTGGTACAAATCTTCTTATTCCGCTTTGTTGTATTCCTGCTGCTTCGTCTGCTGCAAGGCGAGCTTCTTCTGCTGCGGCGTCTTCGGCTGCTCTATTTCTTTTATACCAGCTTCTTGCAGAAAATGAGACTGACATTCTAATCAATCCCGCATTACCCCATGAAACAGGAGTCAAGTTGATTATTTTTGGTGTTGCATCAACTAAAGTCCACTCAGCTAATACATCATTATCGACACTAAGAGATTTTATATCGATAGTAGAAACATAGTTATCATAATAACCAACTTCTTTACTATTCGGATCTCCTGCTAGAGCTATCCACTCTTCGAATACTTCTCGTACTCGCCATTTTTCGTCTATAATGAATGTGAATGACATTTCAGTAGTTAGAAATTCAACATTCTGTGTTCTATATTCTGTCCAAGCTCCTATTTTTACAGGCAAGTTAGTTGCTGCCAGACCAGGAATCTGCGCTTCTTCACAATACAAAGACAATTGCCTAGCGTTCGCCCTGTTGAGCAATGCTCTTGGCACATTGAAAACTACTTCAAATCTATCTGATCTAGGAGTATACTGACTTCTGATTTCAGAAAAGAAATTTTCTAGTTTAGTGAAAGATTTAGCCATTGATTATGTCTCTACTGTCTCTGTATACTTTTTGTTGTGAAGCGCCTTCGAAGTTTTGAGTTGGCAAAAATATTGCTGCTTTCCAATGTTCTGGATTTATCTTAAAAAATCTACTATTCACTTGACTATACAAATACTTCTTTACTGATGGCTTTACTTGTGGGAACTTACCAAAGTTTTTTAGTACGCTCCAGCTCACTTCTATTTTACTTTTCTCGCTTATATTCTTGTCAGTGTAGTTTAACAATTCGCCCAACAACTTTGCTCGTTGTAGATAAGGCAAATAGTGCATGTTGATTCCTACAAACCCGCCTGATATATCATCGAAAGGCAGACACAACGGAAACTGATCCCAGTACGGAAGTGAATCTTTGTACTTGGGATCGTAAACATACATGTACATATTTCCAGGTTCGAGTCTTGTTACAAACTCTCCTAGATCAGACTTTGACGCATTGCTGAACGAAGTAATGTTACTCGCAACTTTACGAACATTGTCCTGATACCAGCGAAAAGAACGATCTTGTTCGCCTGCGTTTGTTCTTATATTTTCAAAAGGATTAGCCATGTGACTATTTATAACTAAATACCGAGTTCTTTCTCAGTTATAATCATAAACTCCCAGTTGCGGTCGAGACAGAATTCTTTGGCAGCTTCCCATTTAGCGAGATTGACTCCCCATTGTTTGACTTCGTTGATAAATCTTTTTGTTTTACGAGAGGGCTTTTTAGGCTCTTGTGTGAATCGTTTTGGCTTCACCTCAACAAGACACATTCTTACTTTATCTTTGCTGCGTATCTTTACAATAAAATCTACAAAGTAACGATGTATTTTATTGTCTAGCGGAGAACGATAAGGTATGACTATCTCTTCACTTCCCCATTCTAACACAGAATCGCTGAGGTCACACCAGTTCATAAACTTTAATTCGTAACTAGAGCGATAAGTAATTTGTCTAACATTGCCTTTATACTTCGCAGGATTTCTCGGCTGGAATCTTCCTGAATAAACTTCTTTTGAATATGTCATCTACTGAATCTTTTTCTGTTATAAATAACTTAAAATAATACACTATTTATCTAATAGGAAATTAAAAATATGGCTACTATTGTCAAACGAGAGGGTCTTGGTAGATCCCTCTCTACAGAAGAAATGGATGCTAACTTTGAGAATTTGAACACAGACAAAATTGAAAATGGAAGCGATGTAACTTTTGGTGATATTACAGGCGATCTTAAAGGATACGGTGAGGTTATGCTCACTACAGATCCTGCTACTGGCTCTATAAATTTAGATTTATCAGCAGCAAACATCTTCAGATTAAATCTCACTGGCAACACTACTATCACGTTTACTAATCCTCCTGCTGCTGGCAGCACTTCTGTAGCAACGATTGTAGCAATACAAGATAGCTCAGGCGGGCATACGATTACTTGGACAGATGGTGCATTTGCAGGGGGAGTTGCACCACCTGCTTCTACGGGAGCAAATGAAGTTGATATTTGGACTGCATTTACATACGATCAAGGTACATCGTATGTAGTATCTTTATCGATGAAGGATGTTAGCTAATGCCAATTGGTAAGTTTGGACTAGAGAAGACTTGGAGAGCAAGCGGAACTGGTACATTTACCTTTAATGCTCCAGGAAATATTGCTGTTCCTTTCGGCAAGAACTCTATCACAGTAGAGGGAAAAGGCGGCTCAGGTAATGCTGAAGTTCCTGGTACTATCGCTGGTTATAATGCTCCTGTACCAGGCAATGCCGCTACATATAATGCAGATGTTTCTGGTAATGTTGCTAGTTACAATCCACCAGTGCCTGGTAACATAACTTCCTATAATTCAGGTTCTTCTAGTAATCCAGCGACATACAATTCTCCAACACCGGGTAGTGCAGCAACATACAATTCTCCAACACCGGGTAGTGCAGCAACATACAATTCTCCAACAGGAGGTAATGCAGTTTACAATCCTCCAGAGTCTGATGTCTCATATAATCCAGTTACTGGCGGAAATGCTATATATGAACCAGGCGAAGAGGAACTTATAGGCTATAATAGTGGTGGTGACGGAGATCCTATTTATGGTCCCTCAGGCGTATATCAAGTTGTAGGCTATAATCCAGTTAGTGGCGGAGATCCTGTTTATGGACCAGGCCCACCTGTAATTACGGGCAGCAATCCTCCTAGTGGTGGAAACGAAGCTGGATACAATGCTCCTAGTCCTGGAAATGTAACAGGCTATAATGCTCCATATTACCAAGCAGGATTTGACTATGGCGATCCTTTCATACCACCAGATCCGCCATATTACGATCCAGGAACACCCACTGGTTATAATTCACCTACACCTGGAACTGCTAACTATAATCCATACACGCCAGGCGAGGATATTTATGGACCAGGCCCAGATATAATTACGGGATATACTCCAGAAAGCGGCGGAGATCCTATTTATGGTGAGGTTGGACCATTCCCAATCGTAGGGTACAATCCCGGACCACCAGGTGAACCTATTTATGGACCAGCCCCACCTGTACTTGTAGGTTATAATAGTTATGGTGGTGGAAATTTCGCTGGGATTGACTATTATCCTGGAAATCCTACAGGAAATTATAATGCTCCTAGTCCAGGGACTGCGGCAACATATAATGCTCCTGTTCCTGGCACTGTAGCAACTTATAATGCTCCAACACCGGGCACTGTAGCAACATATAATTCAGAGGTAGCTGGTAATCCTGCTACATATAATGCAGATGTTGACGGAACTCCTGCCACATATAATGCTCCTAGTCCAGGTAATGTGGCAACATATAATGCTCCTAGTCCAGGTAATGTGGCAACATATAATGCTCCGATTGCAGCTCAGCCGGGCCAGCCTTCTACTGCACTAGGTATTACTTTGCCAGGATCGAACGTAGGAGGCACTGAAGCATCATTTACATCTGCATCTGAGGTATCATATTATGATTATCCAGACGACAATACTTATCCAGTAGATGTTCCTGATGGAGGAGAAGTTACAATCAAAAAGAATTGACATAGTTTAAATAATCATATATAATGTAGTATTATAATATACTTTAAGTGAAAATATTATGCCAAAAATTGCAAAATATAATGCTCCTCTGCAATGTTATGCCCATATGATTCAGGCGTTCAATGCAGAGGAAGTTGAAAAAATTAGAGAAATAGAAGAGCTGCAAACATTTCAACAAGGAACTGTAGGCGGTGGGACTATGAGTCAGGAGGCCATGAAAAAGGCAAGGGACTCTTCTGTCTTTTTTATGAATCATGATGAGAACACCGATTGGTTGTATCAGAAAATGGGATCCCTCATAGGAACCGCTAACAAAGATCATTTCATGTATAATGTAGATGATTTTGGTCCTATGCAATATACCAAATACGAACTCGATGGTCATTACACCTGGCATTGGGACGTTTTCTTTGGATATCAAATTAAACAAAGAAAAATATCTGTAGTCGTTATGCTAAACGATCCAGAAGATTATGAAGGCGGCGATTTTCAAATTTGCATCAACGGCAATCTCGATGAAATTCAAACCATTCGGCCAAAGAAAGGCGATGCACTTTTCTTTGCCTCCTGGATGCCTCACAGAGTCACTTCAGTAACTTCTGGCGAAAGAAATACACTGGTTACATGGGTAACTGGTCCTAGAGAATCATAATGTTTAATTTTTTGAAGAAAAAAGAAACTCCTATCATAGAGTTTTATTGTCATCCTAGTGTTCAAGGAATAATACCTGAGCCACGACCTGCAAACAAACATGTACCAGAGTGGTTCAAAAGTATACCTCCTACTATGCCGTCAAAAGATAATGTCAATAGACCTAATATGACTGCAAAAAAATGTATGCCTATGTTAGATGCTATGACATTAGGTTATGTTATTCCTCTGTGTGGGGACCTAGGACTAAAGTCTTCAGAGGATTTGAGACAAATTGAAGTCTTTAATCCCCCTCAAATCAAATTAGCAGAGTTTCATAATCTAGAACAGTTAGGACCAAAAGCTCCTGGTATGCCAGCTCCTCCTGTTAAGTTTATAAATCATTGGGTAGTAAAGACTGCTCCTGGATGGAGTACACTGTTCATGCCTCTTGTGAATAACAACTTACAGAATCCACACTTTACTTGCTTAGGAGGATTAGTAGACACAGATACTTATCCAAAAGAAGTAAATTTTCCTGCTGTTTGGCATACTCCAAATTTTGACGGGCATCTTCCAGCAGGAACTCCTCTTGTAGTAGCAGTTCCTGTTAAAAGAGATTCTGTTCCTAGAGAGTGTTCTGTTAGATCTATGTCAGATAAAGAATTTAAAGCTATTGATGACATTCGAAAACAACAAAATACTAGAGTTCGTGTTTATACTGATGAATTGAGAGAGAAAAGAAAATAATGCCTTTATTTTTTAAAAAGAAAAAAGATATTGAGTTTGTTGATGTGTCTAGAAACGCATACTTAGATCTTCCTGTACAGTTAGCGAAAGACTTAGAAGTTATAGGAAAAGATGCTAGAATAGCAAAAACAGGAACAAACATGTTTCCACATTGTCCTGGTATGGCAGATTATGCAAAACTTGGATATGTAATACCTGCGTGGGTAGACATTAAAATTAAAGCAAATAAAGCTGGTGTGGTGTCTACTATAGGTTCTAAGCAACGAGGAGCTAGAGGCTTTTTACAACCAAGAAAAATGAATTCTAATATTGTAGAAGGAATCATAAAAATAGAAGACAATGTTCCTCTCACTGTATTGCACATAGGTGCACCTTGGAATATTTTTGTTAGTAAAAATATATCAGCCCTTATACTTCCTGCAATATATCACAATGATGTTTTTGATGATTTGCATGTATGGCCAGGCGTAGTGGACTATAAAAACTTTTCTACAGCAAATCTAATCTGTACACCAAAGAGAAAGTGCGAGATAAATATAAAGGCAGGAGAACCTTTGTTACATATCATACCATTTTTAAATACTGATTTGATAGGTGGATATGGTCCTGGAACAGAGCAACAACTAGATAAGAGTCGAAATTCAATACT